CAGCAGGTCCGGCAACGAACTCCACCCGACACAGAAACCGCTGGAGCTGATCGAGGCACTGCTTGACAACACAGACTTTGCGAACGGCGTCTACGATCCGTTTGGTGGAAGCGGCACTACCCTCGCGGCAGCAGTCAACAAAGGGCAGCCCGCATGGATCATGGAGCTGACGCCAGCATATACGGACATCATAGTCAAGAGATACATCCGCATGACCGGAGACAAACAGATCAAATGCATCCGCCAAGGCCAGGAGCTACCACTCGAAGAATATGAGCGCATCCTGGAGAGCGACGAAGGAGGTGGCGGGGAGTGATGCACCTGAGCAATGGAACAACAACCAACTAAGAAACGTACCGACGCCATAAAGGAGAGACTACAGAACTACTCCGACATGGTGCGGGAATTTGAAAACCAGAACGAAAGATACGTCCGACTTGTCACCGCAATGGAGAGCCCAAAGGTCCAGAGCTTCGACACAATGCCAGGAGGCGGCACGGCAGCAGGCGACCGCATGACTGTCAACATCGCACGAAAGATTGAACTCGAGAAAAGCCTGGAAGGTGACGAGAAGGCAATCAAAGAAGAACGAGCACAGCTCGAGAGATTGATCCGCAAGGTGAAGAAACCAGACGAGCGCGCTGTCATCCGCATGAAATACTTTGACGGTATGGGATGGACCGACATCGCTGACGCATTATTCAGAAAGATGCCAGACTTCAACAAGGCGGCGCGCTTATATCTGGATAAAGCGTACAAACTTCACGGCACTGCCCTCCTCAGCCTCGCAGAAGCTCAGGAAAAGGCAGAGGCAACCAACTGAACCTAAAAAGAAAACAAACGCGAGAATGAGGCACACACGAGCTCACAGCGGCATAATTCGGAAGTGTTTGGAAGTAATCAGAATAAACAGGAAGTTTACAACAGCCACATGGCTGCGATATTGTAATATAGACATATAGCGAAAAGCAAGGGCAGGCGCTCACATGAGTGCACTGCTCTTTTATTATGCGCACAAGGAGGTGGATGCAAATGCCTCAGGGCTCAATGCAGGTATCTCTCAGCAACTATGCCGCACTATGCAAAGACCTCCAGGCTATGAATGGAGATGCAACGAAAGCCATCCAGCGAACAGTGTCGGACTTTAAGAGTCGAGCACCGGCGTGGATCGGCGCGGCCGTGACTGAGGAATACACAATCAAGAAGTCCGAAGTCAAAGGCGCACTCACTGGAGCCAAGAAGATCGGATCCATTAAAGTGTCAGGCGTCGAAGTTGACAACATCGGGCTGGAGTACAGTGGCCGCCCTCTCACACCGACGCACTTCAAAATGAAACCAAAGAAGCCAAGCATCAAGCGAGAGAAAGAGCCGCGCCTCATTCCGGGTGAAAACACCAACAGCGACGCCGATGTCGTGACCGCCTTCCCGATCAAAGCCTACAACGTAACGGCTGAGATCCACAAAGGACAAGCCAAGAGCCTCGGCTCCGATGTATTCCTGGGGAGCAACGGAGGGGCTGGTTACATTCCATTCCAACGTACCGGAGACAGCCGCACACCAATCAAGTCAATCAAGACTGTCAGCGTTCCGCAGATGATCACAAACGAAAAGGTTGCCGCCACAATCCAGAAGAACATCGAGGAAGGAATGACCAGCCGACTGGAGCACCACATCCAGCAGGCCATGGGTAAGTGAGCCGCCACCATGCGGCCGCTCCGCCCACGCATCCCGCCGCCACCGCCAGGAAAACAACGAGCGAACAAACCGAAGTCGAACACGACCGCGCGCCCGCCGAAAAAAATTCTCAACGCCGAAGGTACTGTGACTGTCATCACTACCCTGCGGTGCTGGCGAGCCCAGAAATCGAAAATTTTTTTGAAAAAAATTTTTTGCCGTTTCGTTTCGCCTGGCCGGTGCTCGTTGCCAAGATACCGGAAGGAGGGAGTCACACATGGCAGAGAAAAAAGGAGCGCAAAATCTTCAAGGCTCTGACGTCATTGCCAAGCTGTTCGACGTGACACCTCGAAGGATCCAGCAGCTCACAAAGGAAGGCGTCATCGTTGCCACAAAAGAAGGCAATGCCTACAAGTACGATCTGTTGCCTACCATTCAGAGATACATCAAGTATTTGAGCGACAAGGCAAACGGACGCGATAAAAAAGACGAAAAAACAGACCAGGAAAAAGCCAGAGCCGAGGCAGATCTCAAAAGGGCCAAGGCTGACATGGCCGAGATCCAGCTCAAGGAGCTCAAGGGAAAAATGCACCGCAGCGAAGATGTTGAGGCATTAACCAGCGACCTGGTCTATACCATCAGGAGCATGATCATCGCACTCCCTGGAAGGCTGGCCGTTGACGTCGCGGCGGTCTCGACTGCTCCAGAGGCTTCTGAGCTTATCAGAGCTGAGTGCTTTGCCATCCTGGAGGAATTGAGCAATTACAAATACGATCCCGAAGAATATGCTCGGCGGGTAAGGGATCGAGAAGGCTGGCAAGAGCTAAACGATGGCGACGACGAGTAAGCGCGCAGCCGCCAGCCTAAATGCTGCTATCTCCGGAGCAATCTCTCACTTTAAGCCGCCGGAAAATCTAACCGTCGCAGAGTGGGCTGATAAATACCGCCGATTATCTCCGGAAAACTCAGCGGAGGCAGGACCGTGGAGAACATCAAGAACTCCATACCTTGCCGAACCGATGGCAGCGTTCACGGATCCAAAGATCCACAAGATAGTTATGGTCGCACCTTCTCAGGTTGGAAAGTCAGAACTCGAGCTGAACATCATCGGCTACATTATGGATCAAGATCCCGGCTCTGTTCTTTTTGTGCAGCCGTCCCTGGAGGATGCAAGGAAATTTTCAAGACTTCGAGTTGCTCCGATGATCAGAGACAGCAAAGTGCTCAAGAACAAAGTCCAGGATGTAAAAGGGAAAGACTCAACCAGTACAGTGCTGCAGAAGTCATTCCCCGGAGGAATGCTAACCATCACCGGATCAAACAGTGCCAGCGCACTGGCTTCTACTCCTGCGCGATACATCCTCGGAGACGAGAGAGATCGTTGGGCTATATCGGCAGGCAACGAAGGAGATCCGTGGGCTCTTGCGGAAGCTCGGCAAGCGACGTTCTACAATGCCAAGGCTGTCGAGGTCTCAACGCCAACCATCAAAGGATATTCAAACATCGAGGCGAGTTTCTACCAAGGAACTCAGGAACGCTGGTGCCACCAGTGTCCTCATTGCGGAGAGTATTCTGAGATAGTTTTCAGCCGCGTGAAATTTGAACATAAAGTCATTACTGCGCACGGCAAAAAAATGAATAAAATCGTCGGCCCGATGACCTACGTCTGCCCTGCGTGCGGCTGCATCTCAACAGAAGCAGAAATGAGAAAGCAACCAGCCAAATGGATTGCCAACAATCCGGAAGCATACAGCACCGGCGTGAGATCCTTCTGGCTGAGTGCCTTCGCATCACCATGGACTCCATGGAGTAAAATCGCGACAAAGTTCCTGGACGCCCAAGGCGATCCGGAACGACTCAAGGTAGTGTGCAACACACTTCTCGGAGAGCTCTGGGAAGATCGTGGAGAAATTCAAGACGAGGACTCAATGCTCAGTCGACGCGAAGCCTATCCGGCCGAGCTGCCTGACGGAGTTCTCTGTCTAACGTGTGGCGTCGACACTCAGGACAATCGTCTCGAGTATGAGGTTGTCGGCCATGGAAAGGGAGGCGCTACCTGGGGCATAAAGAAAGGGTACATCATGGGGCGCCCTGATACCGAGGAAGTCTGGGAGCGGCTGGATGACGTGATCGATCATGTCTACCACTACAACAGCGGCAAAGGACTCAGGATCTCCATCACATGCGTGGACTCTGGCGGCCATTTTACTCAGGAAGTATATGCGCAGTGCCGCAAACGATTGACGAAGCGAGTCTTTGCCATCAAGGGAAAAGGTGGCGAGGGCATACCGTTCATAAGTCCACCTTCAAGGGTGGCCATAAAGGACAACAAAAAAATAACCTGCTGGCTATACACCATCGGAGTCGATGCTGGAAAGAGTGCAATCATGAGCGCTCTCAAAGTTATGGATAGCGATGGAGAGACAAAGTTCTGCCACTTCCCTCTCGGAGAAGAAAGGGGATACGACGCAAACTTCTTCAATGGGCTACTGTCTGAGCGCATGGTGCTCTCGAGAACGCGCCGAGGCAACAGATGGGCGTGGGAAAAGCTCCCAGGACACGAGCGAAACGAAGCCCTCGACTGCCGCAATTATGCAATGGCTGGCTTCCGCATTATCGATCCTGATCTTGATGCAATCGAAAGACGCCTCAAGGGATTGGATGAACCGAAGCGCCCAGAACCAGCTCCAAAACCTAAAAGAAAAAAACGACGCGATCTATATGATGGCGACTGGTAGGAGGAAACCATGACACAGGAAACAAAGAAGAAAAAAATTGAAGATCTCACGGAACGCCTCCAACTCTACAAAGACCGTGAAAAGGTGATGCTCACCGGCGGCGTGCAGTCTTATGGCGTAGGATCAAGAAATGCCACAAGATACAACACGGATCTGGCAGAGGTACGCAGAGCAATCAATGAACTCCAGGAGCAAATTGACACGCTCTCCTCTGCTTCTCCGCGCAAAGCCATGGGAGTCATCCCTCGCGACTGGTAGGAGGTACAAGATGGATAACACAAACAACATCGAAGTCGATCGCCCTGGCGGCAAAGCCAAGACAGTGAGCAACTATGGATATGGCGACGCTGGAGCCAGCTGGAAAAAGCGAGCCCTCAAGTCTTTTCTGGCAAACAGTTCGAGCTCTCATGAGGACATCGACTGGAACAACTACACACTGCGCCAGAGAGCCAGGATGCTCTATATGGCGGCGCCGCTTGCAACATCGGCGATAAAAACCAACCGAACAAACGTGATCGGCTGCGGGTTGCGATTGAAAGCAAAACCAAACGCCGAACTCCTGGGAATAACTCAAGAGCAGGCAGACGCCTGGGAAGCCCGAACAGAAGCAGAGTTTGACCTCTGGGCGAGAAAAAAACAATCATGTGACGCCACTGGAGTCAATGATTTTTACAGCTTGCAGCAGCTTGCACTCATGTCGTGGTTGCTGTCTGGTGATGTTTTTGTTGTTTTGAAACACGAAAGCACGACACCGATCTGCCCGTACTCTCTCCGGCTTCACATTATCGAGGCTGACAGAATAAGCACACCGGCACCAAACGGCTCTTTGATGCTTACAATGACAGAGGGCACGGCGAAAAATGGCAACCGCATATATGACGGCGTTGAGGTTGATGCGAATGGGAAAATTGTGGCTTACTACATCTGCAACAATTATCCGAACCAGCTCAGACTCGCAGCGAACAACTGGCAGCGTGTTGAGGCGTATGGAGAGTTGACCGGTCTCCCGAACATTTTGCAAATCATGGACTCGGAACGCCCGGAGCAATACAGAGGCGTCAGCTACCTCGCGCAAGTCATCGAGCCGATGCTGCAAATGAGACGCTATACAGAGAGCGAGCTCACCGCCGCACTCATTGAGAGCTTTTTCACCGCATTTGTAACTACTCAAGACGATCCGGGTGAAATGCCGTTTAACGAAGCGGGAAAGCCAGAGATCCCGCACGACAACGACGAGTACGAAATGGGCCCCGGCCAGATCAATATTATGAAACCTGGCGAGGACATCAAGTTTGGAGCTCCGAACAGACCAAGCTCCGGTTTTGACGGCTTCATCAGGGCGTTGTGCGAACAGTGTGGCGCCGCTCTTGAAATACCGGCAGACCTTTTACTCAAGGCGTTCAACGCTTCGTACAGCGCAAGCCGCGCCGCGCTCCTGGAAGCATGGAAAGCGTTCAAGATGCGCCGCGAATGGTTTGTCTCGGACTTCTGCAAGCCGGTCTACGAAGTGTGGCTATGTGAAGCAGTTGCCCGCGGTAGGATCCAGGCTCCTGGCTTCTTTAACGATCCGATGATCAGAGAAGCGTGGCTCGGAAGCGAATGGATCGGACCATCCCAGGGACAGCTTGATCCTACAAAAGAGATCGAGGCAGAAATCAAAGCGGTTGAGCATGGTTTCTCTACACATGAACAGAGCACGATCAAACTCAACGGCGGACAGTGGAACGCCAACATTGCACAGCTGGCAGTGGAAAATAAGAAAATTGCAGAGGCAACAGCTGCAGCTCAACCACAGCAAACACCAACACCCAAGGAGGAGTAAATGATGAAGAAAAACAACATCCGAGTCCTTGCTGGTCCTGCTCCATCTGCATCTGGAACGGCTCAACCATTCTGGAACATTGCGCAGAACACTGAGGACGATGCCGAGATCACAATCTACGGCGAAATTGTAGCCCACAGACCGACGAACTGGTTGACCGGAGAACCGGAGGACGGACTTTTCACAAGCCCGGAGGGCTTCCTGGACGATCTCAACAAGATCCAGAACGCCCAAAACGTCACCGTCAGGATCAACTCAGTCGGAGGCGACTTATACACTGCTATCGGAATTGCCAACAGACTCAAGGAACTGGCAGGCAACACTGTGGCAATTATCGACGGAATTGCAGCCAGTGCTGCTACTGTCATTGCCATGGGATGCAACACCATCCGAGCATATTCTGGCAGCTTATTCATGGTGCATGAAGCTCTTACAACTTTATGCGGTGCCTATAATCACAAGGCACTCATGGAAGCAGACAAAAGATTGCAGGCGGCAAATGCTGCGGCTGCCGAAATGTACGACGCAAAGACCAAGCTCGGCGTTGATAAAATACGCAGCATTATGGCGAAAGAGTCCTGGATGACCGGAAAAGCCGCGAAAGCTGACGGATGGATTGACGAAGTAATTGACGGAGAAGATCCTGAAATGAGCCTCAGCAAAGACAAGGCAATGATGACAGTCAACGGCATCACCATGAATGTCAAAGGCTTTTCTGCTTTACCAGGAAACATTCCAATCCAAAAAAGTGCACAACAGCCAACGGTCCCACCTGCACCGGCACCGACAGCTGATAATGCAAATAAACCAATCACATCCAACGAAGGAGGTATTACAACCATGACTGTTGAAGAAATCAGACAGCAGCACCCTGACATCGTGCAGCAGATTGAAGCATCGGCTCAGGAGTCTGCAAGAACACAGGCTATCCAGGACGAGCGCTCTCGTCTCCAGGCTATCCAGGAGATTGCACCAACCATCGGCGACACTCAGATGGTAAACGACGCAATGTATGGAGAACACGCTTGCACCGCTCAGGAACTTGCGCTCCGTGCTTTACAGAAGCAGGCACAGATGGGTGCTCAGCACATTGCGAACCAGACAACAGACTTCCAGGCTTCTGGAGCTTCTGGAGTAAGTGCCACACCAAACAACGGAAACCCTGCTCCAGATGCAGGTGGAAAAGCTGGCGAGGAAGAAATGAGCGAGGCTGACGCCATCGCAATGATCACCGGCCAGACTACAAAGAAGGAGGACTAAGACCATGAGAAATGACGAAACTATGGGAACATTCGAGTACGACGGCTTAATCATTGACGGATCCCACTCTCTCGATGTCAAGGGCATCACTATTGCATCGGGCCAGGGAAAACTCCAGCGCGGCACTGTTCTCGCGATCGGAGCAGACAAGAAGGCGGTCATCCTCGGAACCAAAGATAGCACCCCTGCCCTCTACCCTGCCGACTGCATCCTCACTGACGACGTAGATGCCACAAGCGCAGACGTCTACACAACAGCATACCAGAGCGGCAAATTTAACAAGGGAGCTCTTATTGTTAAGAGCGACTACAAACTTGCAGACACAGACATCGACACACTCAGAACGAAGGGCATCTTCGTCGAGAGCGTAATGGAATAAAGGAGGGACCAGACTATGCCAGTACCAGTAATTTACAGAACCATGACTATGATCGGCGCCATCCAGGCACTTCCGACTCATAGAACATTCTTACGCGACAGATACTTCCCTTGCACTCCTGCGACCGACATGTTTCCGACAGAGGAGGTACTCATTGAGTACAGAGACGGAAACAAAAAGATCGCACCGGTTGTTGCTCCGAGAAAAGGCGGCGTAACTATTAAAAGAGAAGGCTATACAACAAGACGATATGCGCCACCTCTCGTAGCTCCAAAGAGAGGACTCACGATCGACGACCTCAACAAGAGAGGCTTCGGCGAAGATTTATACAGCCAGATCACCCCTGAGCAGAGAGAAGCCCAGGTGCTCGGTAACGACTTGACAGAACTCAGCACAATGATCGATGGCCGCGAGGAGTACATGGCAGCGAGCGCGATGCTCAACAACGGCTATGTGTTAAAGCAGTACGCCGACGACTACGGTGAGAAGTATGAGGAATTTGAGCTCTTTTTCTATGACGGAGAAAGCGACGACTCCAAGTACACACCATCCGGTCATTGGACTGATGTAGATTATGACATCATCGGAGATTTTCGTGCAATGATCAGACTACTCACAAGCAAGGGACTTCCTGCGGAGGATGCTGTATTTTCTCCGGATGTAACAGACTACATCATTAAAAACAAAGCGATCAAAGAGCTGCTCGACATCAGAAATGTAAATATCGGAACTATTGCGCCGATCGAGCTCCCTGATGGCGCCAGCCGCATCGGCGTGATCAATATCGACGGCCATGACATTAACCTCATTAGCTACGACGAGCAGTATGAGGACGAGAATGGAGAGCTCCAGTATTTCATGGGCGAAGGCAATGTAGTCCTCACAGCTCCGGCATCCGGACGCTCTCTCTATGGAGCAGTGTCTCAGCTTGAGCAGTCTGACGGACGCTTCCACACTTACATGGCCAATCGCGTGCCTAAGTACACCGCAGACGCAGAGGCAGAAACCAGAACACTCAAAGTGTCAGCGAAGCCTCTCCCTATTCCTAAGAACAAAAACGCATGGATCCATGCAAAGGTAAAATAAAAAGGAGGACACCAACATGATCAAGATTATCAACGGCACATACGGCTACCGCAACAGCGACGGCCACGTCGAAGCCAAAACACCAAAGTCAAAGCCTTTTTCTCTTTCTGATGAGCGCGAGGCCGAACTTGTTGACGCCGGTGTTGCTGAATATGTAAACGGAGCACCAGCCACCTCAGAAGATAACCGCGATAAGGTCAACGGTGACATGACCGTGAAAGAGCTCACTGCTATCGCCCAGGAACTCGGGGCGGACGTACCAAAGAAAGCAACAAAGGCTCAGCTTCTCGAAATTATCGAAAAGGCTCAGCATGAAAGCCAGGTCAACGATGAGGACGATGAGGATGACGACGGAGATCCGGATGGTGACGCTCCGGCTCCCTCCGCTCAGATGCCTGAATAATGACATTAAAGGAGCAAATGGCTGGAGACGTCGCTGATCTCTTTTTCATGCTGGAGGACTTCGGAGAAACCCACAAGATTGAAGGAAAACCGGTTGACATTGTGGTTGATAATGACGAGCTGGTGAAGTTAAAAACCGGCCAGATTGTCGGGACTTCGGAGGCTGATCTCTTGTTTTATGCAAGAACGGGCGATCTTCCAGAGCGAAAAGCGCCGGGCTCCTTCCTCAACTACGACAGACGCGAGTGCATTATTATCGACTGGGTGGAAAACGCCGGAGTCTCATGCATCTTGCTTCACCAAAATAGAACAGTTTAGGAGGCAACTGGATGACTACTAAAAAAATAATTGAAGGCATCACAGACTGGGTGCAGGAAGCGATCTGCGGCAAGATTGAGCTCAAAGTCCCGGATGATAATGCAAACGATGATGGTTATAACATCAAAAGAGTTCACCCGGCTGCCTTCCCGCTGTACCTACCGGCAAAAGACCGGATACCACCCGGCATCGTTGCGCCGATCCCTTCGATCACAGTGCAAATGATGGAAGGCAGCGACAACATAAAAGACAAAGAAAGAAAAATGAAGATCCGACTCTGCCTGGCTACATGGAACCCAGGGAAACACTCAGGAGAAACCATGATACCAACAGAAAACCCGAACGCTCTGGGAGGGTATTCATACACCCAGGAGTCAACAACCGAGGAAATGTACCAGAGAAATGGAGACGGATGGAAAGACCTCTACAACTTCCAAGATGTTGCACTCTCTGCTCTTGAGAGTACGCAGTTTATAGCTGGCGCACGAATATCTCAAGACGATCCGGTCAATTATGGTCCTTTTATAGAGGACGGAACAATCTGGGACTACTATCCATACTGGCACGGTTGGATCAGTTTCACAATTATATGCGGCACCGGCATGAAAACGCCGGACACTGTTCGTGAATTATTAGACTAAAGGAGGAAAAACCATGGCATACAAACATGGAGCATACGGCGAAAGAGTAAGCTCGAAAACGAGAAGCGCCAGCCAGGTGGAAGAAAACCTGGTATATTTTGGCGTTGCTCCGATCAACTTGATCCGAGGCTACGATGACGCCGGTCTCATAAACACTCCGGTCCGATTGAGAAATCTGGGAGAAGCTCAGAGCAAAATCGGATATTCGGAAAACTGGGACAGCTTTTCGTTGTGTGAAGTTGTGGACTACCACTTCAACAATACAGTAGAAAATGCTGGACCGATTTATATCATCAATGTTTTGGATCCCGACACACACAGAAAGAAAACCCAGACAACCAAGTCTGTCGGTTTTTCAAACGGTAAGGGAACATTCAACAGCGACACGATCATCCTCGACACTCTTGCGATTGCAGATAAAACCGAGGGCGTTGATTACTCTCTCGAGTACAACTTTACAGCTGGCGCTGTGACGATCACCTCACTGATTGACACGGATCCCCTCAAGGACGATGTCGATGTGACATTCTACGAAGTAGACACCAGCATGATCGAAGCGGCGGACATCATTGGTCAGAAATCACAGAGCGGAACATACTCGGGTATTGCCGCTATCGCTCTTTTATATATGCGTGAAAATGCGGTACCGAACATTCTGGCAGCACCAGGATGGTCTCACATTCCTGCAGTATATCGCGCATTGTGCTCAGCCGCACAGAAGATCAACGGCCACTGGGATGCCTTCGTCAATGCAGACATTCCGCTCACCGATAACGGAACTGAGGTAGACACAATCGCCAAGGCAAAGAACTGGGCCGAAAAGAACGGATACACCTCGGCAATTTCTAAGGTGTACTGGCCACAGATTAGAAACGGCGAAAAGGTCTACCACCTATCAACTGTCGGATCTCACACCATGCTCTGCGTTGATGGATCTCACCAGGGAGTGCCTTCTGGTATTCCTTTTGAGAGCCCGTCAAACAAAGAAATCATGGCAACCGACCAGTATTTTGGAGAAAACTCTGAAAACCAGGGGTTTGACCAGACCGATGGCAATGACCTCAACGAGCGCGGTATTACTACCGCCGTATGGTGGGATGGTTCCTGGAAACTCTGGGGACCTCATACGGCAGCTTATAAATATAACGGATCAATGGATGCCTCTGCTATTTTTGACACAAACATGCGTATGCTCATGTATGTGACGAATGGCTTCCAGAAAAGAAACGGAACAACCATTGACTCGCCAATGACTCCGAACGACAAAGACAGCGTTGTGCGAAGCGAGCAGGAAGAACTTGACACGCTTGTCGGATATGGTGCATTGATCGGCAACCCGGAGGTGCTTTTCCTGGAAAGTGACAACCCGACCAGCGACATGCTGAACGGTGACTTTGTGTGGGATATGCTGGCAACGCCTACGCCTCCTAAGAAATCAGCAACCGCCCGTGTGGCATACACAGACGAGGGCTTCAACGCATTTTTTGGAGGTGAAAGCTAATGGATAAAAACGCTGCTGTAATTGCTGACGTCATGCTTATCAACAAGAAAAAGGCTGCGGAGGATGTAACTTTCGAGCTTCCTTCCGTTGCTTTTCAGACTGCTGACGTTGCTGCAATGGGTACACTCTCGATCCCACTGGTCGGCCTGCTTGATGACATGACCATGACGATCACAAAAGTGGGTGTTGACAAAGGCTACGGCACAATGATCACACCCGAAAAACTTGCGATAGAGTTCAGATGGGTGCAGGATGTCGTCAATGGCGACGGATCTGTCACACACAAGGGCTGCAAGGCGTTTATCAACGCGATCCCTCAGGAGATCCCGAGTCTCTCGGTAGAAATCGGATCGTCCACAGAGGCGCAGCCTACTTATACAGTCACCAGATACCAGCTTGTTGTCGATGGAAAAGAGACGCTCCTGGTTGATAGATTAAACCGCAAACTCAAGGTAAACGGCAAGGACTACATGAGCAGCATCAACAAATTGCTGTAATACACACCCACAACTAAAAAGCAAAGAGCTCCAGGGACTCCCGGGGCTCTTTTTGATTAAGGAGGACACAAAATGAACGGAACAATCGAATTAAAAAAAGCCATCATGATCAACGACAAGAAAGTCCAGAAGTTAAAGTACGACACGGACGAGATCACAAGTGAACTTTTTGCGGAAGCAGAAAGCAAGAAAATGAAAGCATCCGGCTCCAAGGGCGGAAACCTCTCCGGAGCGATGGAACTTGACTACGGTCTCCATTTGTATCTCGGCTTCGCTTCTATCATTGCAGTGAATGGCGACTACGCATTTGAGGATCTTGAGCGCGTAAAAGGTCCCGACCTGATCCAGATCACAAAGGTGGGAAGAAATTTTTTAATTGCATCGGGCGCATCAGCGGACGACAACTCAGACGAGCAATCAGAGACTACGCCAGATGCTTCCACACCTCAGTCTGCGACATCGAAAAAAGAAGATTAACACAATTTATCATAGAGTACGCCGAGGCAGCGGAGGATCTTGCAGCTGAAAAGAAACGCCAGGAAAAGAACCGACCGCAACCTCGCAAGGTAAGTAGAAGCCACAGGAGGAGGTGATCGGTGTGGCGAAATCAAAAACTCTCCAGGCGGTTGTTGAAATCGCCGGAACGCTGAGCCCCACACTCGCATCATCAATCGGAGAAGTCACCGACAAACTCGGTGGCATCAATGTCAAAGCTCTGGCCGTCGGTGCAGCAGTCGGCGGCATTGCAGTGGCTACAACCAAGGCGGTGTTTGAAGCAGGAAAGGCACTCGTAGACCTGGGTGGAGAATTTGACAGCGCATACGACAACATTCGTATCGGTACCGGTGCAACTGGTGACGCTTTGCAGGATCTCCAGGACGACTTCAAGGAAGTGTATAAAAGTGTGCCGACAACAATGGAGGACGCCGGACAAGCTATTGCGGACTACAACACACGTCTGGGACTAACTGGACCGCAACTGCAGGAAATATCCAAGCAAGCAATCCAAGTCTCTGACATGCTGGGCGACGATCTCGGCAGCGTTATCGAGGAGTCGAGCCAAGCCTTCCAGCAATGGAACATCGACGCGGATGACATGAGCGGCGCGATGGACTATGTGTTCAAAGCATCGCAGTCGACCGGTATGGGTTTTACTGACTTATTGAGTACAGTGCAACAGTTTGGACCTCAGCTGCAAGAGATGGGGTACTCCTTCGAGGAGTCCACCGCCCTGATCGGACAGCTTGATAAAGCCGGAGTAAACACTGGCGAAGTTCTGGGAGCGATAAAAAAATCAGTTAGCGCTCTGGCCAAAGAAGGCATAAGTGCAAGCGACGGACTGGCTCAATATTCCGAAAAGATCAAGGGCGCCAAAGATATGACGGAAGCAACAACAATAGCGTCCGAAATTTTTGGAACAAAGGCAGCCTCAACAATGGCGAAAGCAATCAGAGATGGCACACTTTCGGTGGACGACTTAACAAAGTCTCTCGAAGATAGCCAGGAGACAATCGCCGGGGCAGCTGGCGACACCTACGACTTTGCCGAACGCCTGCAACTTTTTAAGCAACAAGCTCAGGTTGCACTGGAGCCTCTCGCGAGCACGCTTTTTGACTCTCTCAATGACTTAATGCCTATTGTCGGCGAAGCAATGGAAGGAATTATTCCAGTAATTGAGCAAATGAGTGAAGCAATAATCCCAATCGTTAAGGATTTACTGCCAAAGATCGGCCCGATGCTCACACAGCTCGTTCCTCCACTTGTAAGCATGGCGGGCACAATAGGCTCGCAGCTTATTCCTCCGATCGTTGAAATGGTGACAAGCCTCATCCCGGTAGCGATCCAGCTGGCTCAGGCACTCATGCCGGTGATCCAGACATTGATCCAGAACATCCTGCCGGTCGTTGTGAGCCTGCTGTCCCAGATCATTCCGGTGGCGATGCAAATTATCCAGGCGATACTGCCGGTTGTAACATCGTTATTGCAGGCACTCTTGCCTCTTGTATCTCAGATAATCGACGCGGTGCTTCCGATACTGATCCAGCTGATCAACATGCTGCTCCCGATTATTATGCAGATAATCGATACAGTGCTTCCGGTACTGATCCAACTGATCAACTCGCTGCTTCCGGTTGTGACAATGATCATACAGTCGGTGCTTCCTATTGTTGTGCAAATATTGAACACGCTGACGCCGATCCTGAGCATGATCATAAGCCTGCTCTCTCCTATTCTGGAGCTGATCATGGCAGTTGTGCAGCCTATTCTTAATTTGATAATGATGGCCGTGCAGCCGTTGATCAGTGTGCTCTCTGTTCTGATCGAGGCAGCCCTTCGACCACTGCAGCCTATAATTCAAGTGCTTGCACAGCTGTTCACCGGCGTGCTCGGCGGAGCGATGCAGTCCATCCAGCCGATCATCAGCGCCGTGCAGTCAATTTTCCAAGGCTTGATGAACTTTATCACTGGCGTTTTCACCGGCAACTGGTCACAAGCATGGTCTGGTGTCGTTCAAACTCTCGGTGGCATCTTCGAGGGCATCATTGCAGTGGTGAAGGCACCTATCAATGCAGTCATTGGATTGATCAACGGTGCGATCGGCGCGCTGAACAAAATCAGTGTCAAGATCCCAGACTGGGTACCGGGTGTCGGAGGTCAAAACTTCGGCGTCAACATTCCGACAATCAGCTATCTGGCAACCGGTGGATTTACGGACGGCATATCAATCGCCGGAGAAGCTGGAACGGAGGCAGTAATTTCATTCGATAGAGCATACAGAGCTGACAACATCGGATACTGGAAAGAAGCCGGACGGATGCTCGGTGTTCTGGATAGTAATGGAATTATGAAAACGGATCAGACTCAGAGCTCACTTGCTGGCGAACTGCTAACACTTGACGACTTTTCACTGTCTGATCTTGCAACACAAAACCAGACTATAATATACGATTTTTCCGGCATGAGTTACTCGCCTACTATTCAGGCAAATGGAAACGCCGACGAGGCAAGCCTTATGGAACAGTTGAGAGAAAACGAAGCCGATTTCATCGACTGGCTGGAGAGTTGGCTGAGACGCAGGGAGGTGACTGCTTATGCCTAATATATCAGGCTACTACACATACACAACCCAGGAGGGCGACACGTTCGACCTCCTGGCTCTGGATATGTACGATGACGAAAAAATGGCACATTACATCATTCAGGCAAATCCGGACTACTCCGACATGATTGTTTTCCATGGTGGCGTAGAATTGCAGCTCCCAATCATATCCAGCGACGAACTCAGCGACACGGTCGCACCATGGAGGCGATCGGATGGCTGAGAAAATAATTTACAACAATACAAACATCAGCACGGCCACTACAAGCATGGCGGCAACTTATGACATGTTTGTGGGGGCTCAGCAAGCTGACAATATCGTTCTAACTTTTGAGGACTCAGACAGCCGGTGGAAAAAATGGGCGCCAAAGTCCGGCGACACCATCGAATACCAGCGCGACGGCGTATCCACTGGCATCATGCACATATATGAGCCGCAACTGCTCAATGGTCTCTGCATCATTCGAGCGTGCTCCATGCCTCAAGATGCAAAAGTAAAACACTCGAAAAGCTGGCAGCAGGTTCACCTGCTACAATTCGGCAACGAAGTCGCTGCTCGCTTCGGCATGACTTTCGAGCTTTTAGGATTGAGCGATCTGTACTATGAACACATGCGCCAGGAAAACGAAACAGACATCGGCTTCCTGCAAAAAATCGCAAGCCTCGAAGGTGCTGCGCTGATCCTATTCAACAACCGGATCATTATGGCTCAGGAAAAACCTCTCGAGGCATCCGACGCAATTTTACAAGTGTCTGCCGCTGGCTCATATATCGAGAGCAGTGACAAGCGCGGTCTTGCATACGGATCTGCAGAGGTCCGTGCTGGCGTTTACTACGGAAAATATACCGCAGACGCAAGCAACAAGAGGAATTTCTTGCCGGAGCAATCAATCATGGCAGGAAGTAATGCCGAGGCTGCGCGTTTTGCAGCGGGACAACTGAGGCAAATTAACAAACAGCTGACAGATGCAAAAATGCAGACGTCGCTCATGCCAGAACTAACTGCCGGTGTCAACATAGAACTGACCGGCTCAGATGTTCCGTTCTGGAATGGTAAGAACTACCTCTACCATGTCCGGCATGAATACCACAAACAGCAGACCACTCTGTTTATGAGGAAACCACTGGAGGGATATTGATGGACGGAAAAATCATAAAAGGCAAGGTGCTCAGCATCGACGGCAAGACCGCCAAGGTGGCACCAGTCGACAATATTGACAATGTAAGCCCCGCCATACATGTGGCGGAGTGGATAAAGGCAGAAAGCATAGTCAAGGAAAGCCTTGTGGCCTACTGCTTATTTCCGGATAACACCGGGATCATACTCTCGAAATTATAAGGAGGATGCTCATGGCAAAAGCTCAGGCCCAATGGGGGAAACACAAATTCCTGATAAGCAGCAACCAGCTCAACCCGATGGGAGACTTCTCAACGTCGTCCGAAGCAAAAGCGTCAGACAGCAAAAGCAAGAAGAAAAAAACAGAGCTGGAAACTTACACACTGACCGAAACGTGCCACTCCGCCGCCGGAACTGATCCGGTGGCTCATTATAATGCCTGGCGCGCAGATATAGGCAACTACAACTCGCTTTATATGAACGGGAAAAAGTGGAAAAGCAACCCGCTCAAGTTGCAAAAGGTCTCCCTCGGATCAGTCAAACAGGACGACTTCGGCCGCATCCGGTACGCCGTCATAAGTTTGACATTTGAAGAAAAGAACCGACGCGAAACCTTCACACTGACATCCCGGGTAACTGCATCAAAATCAGCGAAAAAAGCGAGAAAGAAATCAAGAAAGAAAAAGAAAAAGTAAGGGAGGAAAATGCAATGTTAGGATCAGGAA